AGAAAAATACCTTCGTGATATTGAAAGCACTAAAGACAGGGGAGAAACAGCACAATGAGTAGAACATATACGGTTAATGCCTATAAAATGGTGCTTCTTGAACAAAAAGAGATTGAAGCCGAAAGTATTGGCGAAGCTAAAAGCGACTACCTACTGGAAAAGTTGCCATACAAATTAGAAACTCCATATGAGATAAGTACTAAACGACGCTTTCTAACAATATCCAAAGGTTCCATATCATATATCGTAAGGTATGGAAAAGTAGAAGACCCGTTGTATTCTTTTAGAGCTGACACCCCACTCAAAGCCCTCCTAAAGCTTACAAAGGCATTAGCTGAAGCAGGAGAGTTGTAATGGCTAAAAGCAAACTATCTAAAATAAAACTCTACCACGAATACTTAGAATCAGAACCAGGGCACCGAAAATGATACCTGAACACCAACGAATGCATATTAAAATGAGACGTATTGACCGCTTCTTATGGAAGATGAGTACTGAGCTTCTCTGGTACACCTATAACAAATGTGAATCAATTCTCAACCATAGAGCAGATAATAAGGAGAAGATATAATGTCAAATCACAAACAATTAGAAGGTCAGCACCTAGACACACAAAGCAAGGATGAAGAGCTACGAAAGCAAATTTTAGAAGCTATGGGTTATAAATATTACTCTATCAAAAAGGGAAGCTTTTATACATCGCCCCTAGAAGATAAGGTTAATACATTTATTAAAATGTTTAAAGCCTATGGCAATGAAGAGCGTTTAAAAGAAACAGAGTTAATTGACCCGATTCAAACCATTGCTCTTTTAACTCGTAATGACAAAGGCGAGCGTGTGTATTTGAACCGTCGTCAGGCAGAACTTAAAGCAGCTATAGAAAAGGAAGGAAAGTAATGGAAGGTTTTAAACAAGGATTTCAGGTGTTTGCTCTACCCGCTTCAAAAGGAGTTTGGCAAATTGCACTATTCGTATTAGGCCATGAAGTTTGGCAACAGTGGCCAGAAGACCACGACAGTGAGGAGTATAGTACTTGGTATATTCAATTCCTACACTGGCAATTTAGCTATACAAAGGAGATGGTGTAATGGTAAAAACAACTATAACAAAAGAATCAAGTGGATACTTGAGCGTATTAGCAGAAGAGCTTTTATCTGAAATGTACTCGGACAGTGGATATTGTGTACCGTATAACTTTTTTGCAGGCGGTAAAAGTCCTGAAAACGTTGCTGCTATAAAAGAATTAAAAGAGCACGGGATGCTTGAATTTCATCGAGGTCTTATGGACTGGGATGAAATGAAACCTGCCGGCAGTGGCTGGTGTCGAAGCACTAAGGGTAATAAGTATGTTGATGAGTTTGAGTTATGAACACCTCTAACCCTATAATGCCAGAGCAAGAGAGCCTACGAACGGTTTTGAAGCCTAGAGGTAAGGTATTAATGACAGATAGAGAGTACTCGTCTATTCATTATTGGATTAGAAAACAGTCAGGTAAGCCTACGCATTGTGAAAATTGTTCAAAGACTACTGGAAAACTAGAATGGTCTAATGTTTCGCAAGAATATAAACGAGAATTATCTGATTGGCAAATGTTATGTACTTCGTGTCACGCTGCTTATGACAAATACAAGGACTATTGTGCAAAAGGACACAGGCTTGATGGCGATAATGTTTATGTACCGCCAAAAGGTAGGCAACGTAGGTGTGCAGTTTGTAACAGAGAAGCTGCAAAGAACTTCAATGAAAATTATAGAGAAAAGCTAGGAGATAACCTTGTTTATTATCGAAATCATTTCACCAAGGAAACAGCGATTAACGTAAAGCACATGAAAGGTAGCATATCCGCTGCTGAACTTGCTAGATTATACGGCGTATTACCACAACGAATAACTCAAATATGGAGAGGTGTAAAATGGAAGAACATTTAGACAATGAAAGCTTGAGAGATAGTATAACTTCAATTATGTACGGTGCGGATTGGAAGAAGCAGAAAATAGCTAATGCCTTCAAGCCTGATGTAGAAGCCGCTATGCACCTTATCGAACAAGACCGTGAACGAGCTATACAACAATACCACAATGAGATTACTGCCAATGAAACCAAGGTGTGGATTACTAAAGAAGACTTCGATAACCGTATAGATAAAGCGGTGATGGAAGCTGTCCTGAACGTCATTAACATTTGGAATGTCTGTGGAGACGATGAAACATTCAATGGCTTACTTGTTAAAGATTATCCGTGGCTTACCCAAGAACGGAGCGAACACCATGAGTGATATACCAGATAAAATTGAAACATCTTATCAATCAAACGAAGGTTTTGAGTACGAAAGAACCGAACGTGAGATTATGAAGGATATTATTGTTGCTATTAACGACTTAATTGATTGTGTTCACGAATTACAGAAAGGTAACCAGTAGTATGGATGAACAGATAGATGCACTACTTATAGAAGTCCAAGGTATGAAACCTAGCTATGATAGTGTTCATGCCCGGAAATTACGAGCTGAAGCTAAAGCTGCTATTAAAGAACTACTCGCAGAAGCAAAATTAGAACAGACCTATATTATAAATGGTAAATTAGCACTTTACACATGGGGTCATTACAATCCTTACGCTATCATCGACGAAGCAATTGAGGAGCTTCAAGCTATTAACACTAATAAAACTGAGGAGGTAAAATAACATGAGAACCTACTACGAATATGGAGCAGCGTAATGACTTCATTTAAACAGAGTGCAGAAACATGAAATTTCTATGTTTCGATGGTGCTACGCTAATTAACCACGACTACGAATTTTACGAAATAAGTTTTTGGCAAGGTATAAAGAGGTTATTACAACCAAAATACCGTCTACATCGCACAATGGGACGACCAATCATAGTAATAAATAAAGTTTGGGGGAAATTATGACAAATTCATTTCAAAAAGATAGCAAGAAAGTTCTTGAAGCATTGTTTTCTAAAGCCCGTATGGGTTTATCAGATAACGAACGCAAAGAAAGCTCTATTCAGGAAGCTTTAGAACAGTTAGAAGCACTCTTTAACAAACATTCAGAGTACCAAGTCACTAAACAGAAGCTCGGCGACCATGAATATACGGTACTTTACGATAAAGATGGCAATAAATATCTTATGCTAGAGAAATTTGAAATTGGTAATCAACCACCAAAATTTGATAATGATATTGCTGATTATAAAATTTCTAACTTTTGGAGATATAACCCTCATGTCTAGTAGTAACCTAGAAGAAAACAGGGCCAAGATTTTACACACAGAAGGTGCGACGGGGTATTATCACTTAGACTATAATGAACAGCTTTTACGTAAGATTAAACGATTCTTTTGTAGGCACGATTTATATACTGAACATCACGTTATGAGTAATGACAATAGGCTTATTTGCCGTAAATGCGGGAAGATTAAACCAAGCTGGAAGGGTCAAAAGATATGATTATCTCACTACTAAAGGAGCGCAACAATGAGCTACAATAGCGAAAATTATATGTTTGGAGGCAATCGTGAGATTGCTATACAGAGAGATGGCGAGAAGTGCATTAAATGTGGTCTTACCCGAGATGAGCATAGGGTTAAATACGGGAGAGACATCACAGTAGACCACATGGACGGTATGGGTAATGGTGTGCCTAAAGAACTTAAAAACAATGATTTGAGCAACCTACAAACACTTTGCTTAGGTTGTCATGCTAGTAAAGACAACCATCATAAAAAGATTACGTATATTCAGGCTATAAATATACGGCACATGCATGGCGCACTGACTAATAAAAAAATAGGTGAGCTGTATGGCGTTACTGAACAGTATGTAAGTCAATTAATGCATAATAAATGGAGGAAAGTATAGTGACCTTACCCCACCAAGATAATGAACTAGGTTTTTATGGTATCAAGATTGTAGAAGACACTAGCTTGAACCCTAACATAGTAAAAATGGTTAGCACTATTGATGAAGTTGTTATGAATGTTCGCACTGGCAATGAAGTTATAGAGGGAGAGATTGTATGAATGAACTACGGAAGAAGCTATTAAAACAACTAGCTCGAAATACATTTATGATAAAGCAGGGTCTAGATGCTGATGAAGAATTAAAGGCAATAAGAGGTTTAAGATTGAACGCTATCCTCGATATAACACTAAAAGAATTGCCAGAACGGCTTAAAGTAACACTAGAACAAGACGAATACGATTCTGGTTACTCAATAGGTTGGAACAGCGCAATCATCAGAATGCACCAAATTTTAACCGCAGCAAAGGAAGCTAAATGAAACTCACTAACTTAGCGCTATCAGAGAAACTTTATGAACTTACCAAATGGGAAACAGGCTCAACTGGTTTTTGTTATTACAATGGTACACCAGTTTGGGGACATATACCCGGAGCTACACCTGCGTATGACACAGGGTTTTTAATTGACATGCTTACGGAGAAGAAGACAGGACTAACACTTTACCACGTCCACTCTACTATGCAATACGAAGCGTTCTATGCTGGTAAGTTTTTTGAATATGGCACAGACACACAACATTGGGATTATCAAAGCAACAACCCCGCCGATTCATTAGCACTCCTTGCAATAGATTTACTAAAAAAAGGTGTAATTAAACCATAGACTATGCTACACTACACTTATAAACCGTAACCTTTATTAGAGGAGCGAAACACTTGAAACAGAAACAAAAGATTAGTACAGCAAGACTAGGAGATAAGCTATTTGTATTTAATGGTATAGACCCACTAGCGTATGTTGATTTAACAAAAGTGAATAAGGGGAATAAGTCCAAAGTTGTAATTCGCTATACACCTTCAAAATACAAGAATATATTTAATTATTATTACAAAATAGCAAAGGGTAAATCATAATGTGGACACTACGAACAAACCTAACCGAAGCATTTACCGAAGACGGTGCTGACAAGATTAGAGAAGCCGCAAGAGCTGCTAAGAAGGACGGCCAGAAATACAGCGCAACATTTATGAAAGAGGGTAAGCGCGTAGACTGGGACATTGTTATCAGAGGTAATAAGATTATGGGTAAACCTATCGACCTAGTAGACCCTAACGACATGGATGCAATGGTTCAGAGTATTAAGGCTAAGCGAGCGAAGAAATGAAAGCTCTTGAAAAACGAATAATATGCAATAACTGTGACATATATGACAGGACTTCGGTTGTTGAGCTAAATGAACCAGAAAAAGATACAGCCGAAATTGCTAAACGCCTTGAGTATGCTTTGCAACGTGACTATGAAAGACATCTTACAACTTGTGTAGAGCTACCAACAATGTATACACGTGTCTTTGATGTACTAGATAATAAGGTGACTAAATGAAACCACTCTTAGCAAAACTAGATGACGCAGTGTTCCTTCGTAAGTTCCATGGATACTGTACAATCTTCTGGATTCCGTTTACTGTATTTTCCTATGCTGTTGGGCTACTAGAAAGCGTTACCTTCGTATCTATCGTGTCAATGATTGCTCTCTTCTTGGGGAGCTTTTCTAGTTGGCAAGCGAGTAGGATTGAAGTCAAGGAGGATGCACGATAATGCTGGATAAACCCCTTACAGTTAAACAAAAGAAGTTCGTTAAAGCATATGTTGAGAAGGATGGAAACGGTCAAGAGGCAGTTAAAGCTGTATATGATGTTAACAGTGATGCAGTAGCAAGCACAATAGCTAGCGAGAACATGAGAAAACCGAATGTAAAGTTTGCCATCGAACAAGCACTAGAGAAGCACGGTATTACCATGGATGCAGCTGTAGCCCCTATAGCAGACGGGCTCAAGGCTGACAAGGTATCTGTTACCGGCTTAGGTGACCAGGCATTTGCAGAGGTAACACCAGACCACTCTGTACGTCTTAAAGCAAGTGCTATGGCATTGAAGCTTATGGGTGCTGATAAGGGTGAAGCCACGTTATCCCCTAGCTTACACTTCCACCAACATATCGAAGAGAAAAAGGGCGGTTATGACTTCTAATATACCCTATGTGATATATATTGATGAGCCAGTAACATATAGTGTTAAAGAAATGATAGCAATTTCACGCGTTTATATAAATAAAAAGCATTTATTGAATAATTCTATTGTCATAGGTGATATAAATGAATAAAACTAAAGCAGATTTGATTGAAGCTAAAGATAATGCATATTGGGAGCGTGACCAGTTAGTGTGCGCGTTAAGTAAACTTTATCCATCTTGGTTAGAACGACACCCAGAATCAGATAAAAGTTGGGAGGATGATTGGCGATGGATAGTATTCATAGTTATTCCTGGTAAAGAAGTGTATTGGGAGATGAAATATGTACAAGGTGGTTTTAGGGTAAAAAAACCACGCCAATTAAGTTGGCACATACACGATAGTGAATTGCCCGAGTTTATGCACTTGAAATATAAAACAGGTAACTCATGGGATGGTCATACAACAAAAGAAAAGTATGAACGTCTGAAGAAGATAAAATAATGGCAGTTAACAACTTCAAGCCAGCCGTATATGAACAGTTCATGGCCAATGAGTTTACTATTATCGACAAGGAACGCAACGAAGTCCCCTTTATTCTTAACCGGGCGCAAGAACATTTCCTCCATAACCTCACCCCACTCAACAACGTTCTCAAGAACCGTAAGCAAGGCATTAGTTCTGTCTCACTCGGTATTGCGGTGACTAAGTTCCTGATGGGCAAGAATGAACGCTGTGTATCTGTATCATTCATTGATTCCTCAGCCCATCAACAGCTTCAACGAGCCAAACACTTCTTAGAGAGTTATCAACGCATTAACGGTGTGCGTATGCCACTTAAGTATGACAACAAGAGTGAATGGGTATATGCTCCAACTGATGAACAGGGTAACGTCCTTTATACAAACACCCTTCGTGTAGGTTCAGCTAAGTCTAAAAGCTTTGGGCGTGGTGATGACATTACGTTTCTACACATCACAGAAGCAGCCTTTGCCGGCGACCTTGAGGCTTTGCTGTCGGGTATTGGTGAAGCAGTAACAACTGATGCTATCACAGTGCTAGAGACTACCGCTAACGGCTATGACCAGTTCAAGACACACTGGGATGCTACCGAAGCAGGAAGAACAACATATACTAACTTCTTCTATGACCCCTTCTGGACGTATGACAAAGAGTTTATTGAAGCCAAGCGGGCGAACTTAGGGCGACTTGGTGCGCAGGAGTATCCGTATACAGCCAAAGAGGCGTTTCTCACATCTGGTCTACCGTACTTCGAACACACCGCTATGATGGCGTATGAAGAACGTGACTACAAACCTATTGCAACAACACTGAATAAAGATATGTTTACCCAATACCGCCAGCTTAACAAAGGCGAGTTTATTATGGTATTCCTTGACACAGCGGGCGAAGGTTCAGACCTTAACTCAGCTAAGTTTCTTAGTCGTGACTTCTTAGACATACCTATTCATCTTAGCTATGAGGGCTCGGTGATTGACGTTACTCCTCAGATGAAGATAGTACTTGAATGGATATTTGACCAAACAGGAGTAAAACCTGTGGTGTGTTATGAGACTAATAATGGGGGTGGCTATGAGTTGGAACGTCTTAATAGGTTGAATACTAATCAGAAGTACCGAGTGTACCGGCAGTACCAACTTGACCCAACGACCAAGAAGCTTATACAGACCGAGAAGCTAGGGTGGAACACCAATAGTGCCACTCGACCAGTAATGCTAGCAGGTGTTGAGGAGGTTGTGAATAATCAGCTGGTTGTTATCTATCACCCACCGACCATTACTCAGATGTTCTCATTCGTTAAGCACAAGACAAACTCGGGCTGGCGTGCAGAAGCCGAAACAGGCGCACACGATGACGATATTATGGCACTTGCAGGTGTATGGCAACTGTACCAGACTGAACGTCCAGCGGGTATAACGTCACATAAACAAACTAAACGCCCAGCGAGATTGCGATTCCAAGTATGACAAAAGCACAAATACAATACGGTAAGATTATCACTACTCAGAACGTGATTGACTGGGAGATTGTCCCGTCTAAGATGGAACATGAAGTCAGCTTATATACTGATAGAGAGAAACTGTTGACTGATGTTATCAACTCCCTTGTTCCTATTACTAGTGGTTCTACGAAGAAGCTTGAGATATGTATTCAAGAAGATAGCAAAGGACGATTACGTATTATAAAGAAATGGCCAATAAAAGCCTTGTAACCGTAACCGTTTAGTGATACTCTACGAATATAACGATAGAAGACTACTACCACGTATGGCTATCATAGGAATAACTCTACGTGGCATCATTTATTGAAAAAGACGAAATAAAAGAAATCTATACCACATCTCGCCAGGACGCACATACCTGGCGTGAAGCATATCCTGCCTTCGAACGATTAATGGATAACGACTTAATGGAAGGGCTTGACCCTAATCTTCCTGAAGTAAACGATGGCTCACTCGCTGCAGCACTGTTTAAACTACCAAAGCGTATCGTTTCCTCTGACCTTTCTGGTACCGTAAAGGCTCTTAACCGCGATGAAGCTTGGATGTCTGTCCTGGCAAATATTGTTTGGACAAAAGAAATTATCCCTTACGCAAATACACAAGCACCGTTCATCCGTAAATGGAAAGACGCAGTGCGTAAGGCAGCCGGCTATGGCTCAGTACCACTCATCACTATCTTTGTAGAAACAAAAGGTCGCCGACACGCTGACTTTATTGTCGCTCAGCCGCAAGACGTCACTCTTGAACCAGGTAAAGTATCTGATTACGATTCTGATATTAAGTTCTGGGATGTTTACTATTCGAAGTCTCAACTAAGGGGCATGATTGAACAGGCTAAGATTGAGAACAAAGAAGCGAAAGAGTCTGGCAAAGAGGGTTACAATAAATGGGACATCGCTGCTCTTAGAGCAATTCTTAAGACAGGTACAACTGAAGAACGTCAGTCGCAAGATACACCACGCCAAGAAAACAACAACTCAACGAAGCAATCTGGCTTTAAATTCTGTATCGCTGTACAAGAAGGCGTTGATGCACCATTTTACATGTATCACGAACAAACCGATACAACTGTACGTGAGTGGAGCAACCCTGACCCTACTGGTGATGGCCCGATTCACTTCCTTTATTGTTACCAGGATTTTGTGAACCCGTACGGTATTGGTATTGTAAAGCTTGCTGGTGGTACACAAAACTCACTCGACTACTTCCGTCAGGCAGATATTCTTGCTACACAACTCGGGCTTGAACCACCTATTGATATTGCAGGCAACACTGACCAGACCGACTTTGATTCTATTGTCTTTGCACAGCGAGCCCAATGGTTTACAGGAGACGCACGAGTTACTCCCGTACAGGTGAACGCAGCAACCTACCAAGGCTTACCTGAACGTATGTCTATGTACAAACAATCGCTTAATCAACTTATTCCAACCGGTGACACTTCAACTTCACAAGGCCAAGGTGACCCACTCGGTTCTAAGACACCAGCAGGTGTTAAGTTTGCAGCAGCGTCACTCTCGATTGATGACGAGGACTTTAAAGACAACCTGTATATCACCTACGCAGCCGTTGCGAAGTCTATGATTAATACACACTTCGCTAACATGGAAGGTTCAGACCTCCTTAAGCTTTCTGATGATGAACGCGAACAACTTATTAAAGCTGGTCTTGAGTTTCCTGAAGACGAGAACGGCGACATGAGTAACCAACTTGAAATTATCTGGGACGACGTACGTGCTAACTTCGAATTTGAAGTAGACGCAGAACAAACTACCGCAACAGACGACGCACAGAAACTCGAAGGACTTATGAAGGTAGCCGAGCTTATCTCTAACCCGGCGACTATGCAGGTACTTGCGAGTGGTCAACCTATTATGCTTGGTGGTAAGAAGCTTAATACAGGAGAGTTGTTTGGTGAGATTATCGGCCTTACCTCAGACAACGACAAGATTCTTACTGATAGCACACCAGAAGAACTAGCAATGCAAAATGGTATTGACCCAGCAACTGGTATGCCGATTGAACAACCAATCGACCTTGCTATGCAAGCCCAAGAAGAAATGCCCGCACCAGAAGCCCCACAAGAGCTTCCTCCTGAGATACTTGAACAACTTGCCGTCGAACAAGCTGGCGTATCAGAGGAAGCCCCAGAAGGTGAATTAACCGAAGAACAGGCGCAAAACATTCAAGCAGTCATGGATGAGTATGGTGTTGATGAGAACACAGCCCTTGCTGCCTTAGCTGCTGAAGCGCAGGGGTTTGATTTGGATGAGATTGCACAAGTTCTTCAACAATACTCAGAACAGGAGGTTCCAGCATGAGCAACGAACTAAAAGGTTTGCCATATATGGGTTCGGGCGGTTCTACTTTTAAATCAGAGAAAGCCCTTGAAATTGAACAGAAGCAAAAGGTCGCTAAGGAAAAATCAGCAGAGACACGTTCTAAACTACTTCCAGCTGGTGAGTTAATTAGTGAGTTACTCCAAAAAGAAATCGACAAGTTTAATAAGACTGACTTCGAAGCAGTCAAGATTGCTATAGCGAGTGCCGTACCTAATGCCTTAGAAATTGACATGCTTTCTAATGCTAAGACAGTTCAAAGCCTCGAATCCATTAAAACTAGTATTACTAATAGTCTCCGGGATAATAAGGGAACAAAGTAATGGCTGAATATACTCACAACCCAAAAGAAGTAGAAGTCGAGCAAGAAGCTATGACACCTCAAGAGATTGCCGAAAAGATGGCCAATGAATCTGAGTATTCTATCGACCTCAATAACTTACCGTCAGTTAACCACATATGGGTAGACCGTGGTGCTGTCGTGAGTTGTGAAGGTGCTGGCCACCCAAGCCATCGGCATTTCAAGGTAAAGAAGAGTAGAACCGTAGCAAGGTAGGTGCTGTGGGGTTTCGTATATCGAAGCTCAACAGGACTTCCCTTAGTCCAACGCTCGCAACGGTAACTGTAGAGGCTCGCCACCTATTCAACGGCAGATAAGACAAAGGAGAAAACAAATGGATGAAGATAATTCAACCGACGTAGCGTTCGAAGAGACCGATTTAAGCGGTATCAATGACATCAACTTTGATGAAGATAGTTCTGAGGAACAATCTGAAACTACGGACTCAAAGCAATCTGAGGAACCAGCTGAGTCAGAAGAAGTAGAAACAGATGAAAGTGAAGAGGACTCTACGGAGGAATCTGAACAGACAGAAGAAACGGAAACAACCGAAGAACCAGCTGAACAGTCTGATGAGGATAAGCGCAAAGCCTTCAATCGCGAGATGGCTGAAAAGCGAATCCAAGAAAAACAGCAACGGGAACTAAGTATCAAGGAACAGCAAGACAAGTATCTTGAAGAAGCCGAAGATAACCGTGACCTCGCTCTCAGACAACTACAGATTGACGCTTACACAAACAAGGTAGAAGGAAATACTAATAAGCTGACTAATGGGTATGAACGAGCCGTAAAAGACTTTGACATCCTCCGAAGCAGTGACCCAGCGATTAAAGAAGCACTTGATGAAGCTATAGACGCTTTCGAGTCAATGCACGTAAAGCTGGATGCGTATGGCAATCCTACTGAAGTAAGTGGCGACCTGTATCAATATTTACAAGGCAAAGCAGAATCACTTAGTAAGCTCACTGGCCTTGGTGCGCGACAACAGATTGAGAATAAAGGACGAGAGAAATCAAAGACCTTAACCCCTCCATCTCGTTCACCAAAGAAGTCTAGTGACACACTGATGGAAACTCTGCTAGCAGATTAATAGGAGTTTCATTATGGCAGTTATGCCTTTTGCAGCGAAACACCTTAAAGTGATTGACGAGAAGTACTTTACTAAAGCAAAGACTGACATCATCATCAACAAAGGTATTCGCATCGAATTTGACGGAGTACGCTCTGGTACAATCTACAATACAAGTACAGTAGCCGAAGTTGATTACATCCGTGACGGTAACAACCGTTTTGGTCAACTCGTTGAACTAGGTCTTGGTACACAAACCTTCACTCTTTCACAAGACAAGGCATTTACCTACTCAATCGACCGTGGTAACTACGAAGACAACATGATGGTAACAGAAGTTGGTTCAACTATTAAGCGTCAAGTACGTGAAGTATCTGTTCCAAACACTGACAAGTACCGTCTTGCAACTCTTCAAGCTTACGCTATTGCCAACAGCTTGAACGACACACCTGCAGTTGTTACTACTGCTAACTCATACCAACTATTTACTGACCAAGTAGCTAACTTGTTTGACGCTGACCAAGTAGACGGCGACCACCTCGTCGCTTACATGACACGTGCAACATGGAACCTCCTTCGTCGTAACACTGAGTTTAAACTCGCTTCTGACGACGCATATGCTGACGTTAAGAGTGGTGTTGTAACTTCAGTTGACGGTGTGAAGATTGTTCCAGTACCAAACGGTTACCTTCCAGCTAATACAGCTTGGTTAATCGTTGCTGATGACGTTCTTATTGCACCAACTAAGTTCAATATGATTCGTACATTGACAGAAGTTCAAGGTATTGATGGTTGGGTTGTTGAAGGTCGTCGTTACTACGATGCATTCATTCCAACAAACCGTGGTCGTGCAATGCGCGTTCACATGACAGTCTAATACTAATTAATTAATAGGAGTATTTTTTATGGCAGATGCACTAAAAAAACTAGACCCTAAGGAAAATGTTGGCGGCAGCCCAGAAGTATCTGAAACAGATGCATTCAGGGGTGTATACGTCTTCCAACCTAAGGACGAATTTGATAATAAAATCGGCGAAAAGAAATTCTTAGAAGCTCTTAACGAGCCACAAGCACAGGCGTTTCTACACCTTGGTTACCGTGGTGCAACTGAAGACGAAACTAAAGAATATAAAAAAGCCGTAGAAGACAGCAAGGCACCAAAAACCGAAGAAGCTCCAGTGGTAACTTTGGAACAAGACGGTGATGGCCTTAAGCCTGTTAAAGGAGCTACAAAGTAATGACAGCTAATAAAGATTTCAACCGTTCAGCAGTTGCTGTAACTGGAAACAAGACTTTGACTGCTGCTGATAGTGGTGTCGTACAAATCGTAAAGGCAGATGGCGTTG